TGACGAAACTACTGATAAAATTTCCGGTAAGACTTATTCGGAAGAGCATGGTGAATGTGGTGGTGGGAAGAAGAAGGACCCTTACACAAAGACAGGGTTTGGTTCTACCTATGAAGAAGATATGGGCGATGAGGACGAAGCCGATTACAATGAGATGGATTACGGAACAATGAGTTCTGGTAATTCTGCTCGAGCAATAGGTTACCCCACACAAATGTTTGAAGAACTCAAGCGTCTCAAAGAAGAGCATGCTGAGCTTCAAAAAATGTACATGGAAGAAAAAATCACTTCCCGTCGCAACAAGATTGCCTCCTTTGTGGAAGCTCTTTATGACGAAGGTCGCCTAACTGATGGCGTAATGCCTCAGGGTGAGCTTCAGCATTATTGCGAAGGTCTTGAGTTTGGAACCATGGAGTTTGCTGAAGGTGAGACAGCTGCTTCAAAACTGTTGAGTCTACTGAGTAAACTTCCTCCAATGGTTTCCTTTGGTGAAGTTACTTCTGGTGGTACTTTCCAGTATGCCGAGGAAGATCTAGATCCACATGCACGTGCATTGAAGATCGTTGAAGAATCCGAAGGCAAAATCGACTACGTTGAAGCATTGAAGAAAACAATGTTCGCCTGAGTATAAAATGGACCTTCTAAGTCTAGTCAGCCTAGTAACTAAACGAAGGTCTGATTACATTAGTCAAGCAAAAGACCTGGCCAAAAAATACAAAAATCTAGCCACTCTGGAAGATCAGATGGTGAACCAAGCAAAACTACTCGTGGCCGGGTTTCGAGACAAGCTTATGAGGTGGGAGGAGTACGAAAGAACTCTTATCGACAAAACTCTCACCTCTGCACTTGCTGCTGTAATCCTAGGGGTCGGTGAAGATAAAACCGACAAAAAAATAGAAAAGGCGTGGCCTATCATCGTTGGTGATATGTTACCGCCACTCACAAAGTTTTTGGCAGAGACCAAGGAATATATTGACAACGGAACACTTCGACTCGGAGATCAAACACTTGATTTCAGAGATTATAACCTTCGGGGTGTAGTTCCAGGAGCAATAGATCTTGATACTGATGTGATTGAAGGGATCAATCCAGCTGAAGATGGTACCCTTGAAGCAGTTCAGAGAAAAGCCCAAGGTAGGTCATGGCCGTCTCTCTTTAACCGTGTAGTTCAATACATTGCTAATCCTACTTTTTCTTTCTTCGGGCTCGGTGAGTATATGAAGATGGAAGACTTAGGTTACAAAGAGATGAGACGTTTAGCACACCGAGACAAACGTGTGTGCATCGACTGCAAAAAGTTCGGGGAAATGGGATGGCAACCTATGGGTTCTCTACCAATGCCTGGGAAAGGTTGTCGGTGCTATGCTCGTTGCCGCTGTGAAATTGAGTACCAATAGGGTAAAATCAAGTACACTTATCTAGGTAGAAAACAAGTCCTAGAGCAAACAAAACACATTTGAAGTCCATTTACTAAAGGCTAATACTATGGCAACTAATGCCGCTCCAATCTATGGCAAACAGTTCATCCGTTATGCGGAGACCTGGGAAGCCCCTGTTAACAACCAAGCCGGTGCTATCGGTGTTGTAGAAATCGGTGAACTCCGCGCTGTTTCATACGCCACCTGGGCTGGTCCTAACTACGCCGCTGCTGGCGATGCTTTCAACCCTGCTGCTGCTCAGTCTACTATCGCAGGTGTTAACCAGGCTTACATGCCTACCGCTTTGGCTCAACCTCAAACTGCCCGTCAACTGACTGTGGCTACTTCAGGTTTGCTTTTGCTCGAGAACGACCCCGCTTCTCCTTTCACTAGCGCCAACCTGAACGCTGTTTTGGCTATCAACGCTGCTGGTCAAGCACGTCTTGGCGGTACAGCTGTTACCCTTGATGGTACAACTCCTCGCATCCGTGAGATCGTGACCATTGGTGGTCGTGACCTTGTGCTTGTTTCCTTCGCCTGATTTTTAATCTGGCTAACTTGGCTGGGCGCTCGTAGTTGTTAGGCTCATAGCTTAGAGAGACGTGGGTTAAGTCCCAGCCCTGTGTATACACATTTGAAGACAACGTTTTAATTTCGGAGACTTACTCCCATGATGAACCTGCAACAAACCTATGCAGGTGTAGATCCAATTCTGACTACACTTGCCCAAGGTTTCATGCTTCCGGCGACAAATATCGCCAACTTTATTGCCCCCGTTGTAGACACCCCTACTCGTGCTGGACGCATTTTGCGTTTCGGTAAAGAGCAGTTTGCTATCAACGACTTCCGTCGTGCATATGGTACGAACATTCCTTATGTTCAAAGCCGTTACGACTCGGAGCCTTATGCTCTTGAGCAAGAAGTCGTGGCTTGGGAACTTCCTGAAGAAGTTATCGAGAACGCTGGCGAAGGTCCTGCACAAGTAGACCTGCGTGCGATTGAAACTCGCAACGCAATGTCACGCTTGATGAATGCTTACGAGTATTCAGTTTCTCAGGCCATTACAGTTGTTCCTGGCTACAACCCTTACGAAGATCCAACTCCTGCCGCTGGTTCCCAGACTGGTTTGGGCTTCCTTACTTGGACTACTTTCAGCACTGCTTACGGTTCTGCCGCTGGCCCTGCTGCTTGGTCTTCTGCTACTTCTAACCCAATCGAAGACGTACTGAGCCTCAAGCGTTCAGTTGCTAACCAGATTGGTATTCGTCCTAACTCGATGGTTCTTGGAACCGCCGTGTTTGACCAACTGCTGACCAACCAGGCTATTCTTGAGCGTATCAAGTATACAACTGCTGACAGCATTGACACCGACATGCTTGCCCGTTACTTCGGACTTGAGCGTGGTTTGCGTGTGGCTGAGGGTCGTTATTTGGCTGATGACGGAACTCTGCAACCAGTGTTCCCAGAGAACGGACTTCTCTTGTTCTACAGCCCAAATGGTCCTAGCGATTCCGTAATGCCTGCTGGTGGCGCTAATGCTGCAACACCTGCTTTCTCTTACACTTACCAGTTGACTGGTACTCCTGCTGTTCGCCCTGAGTACTACATTCGTGAGCGCCGCGTCGTTCGTGCAGAAATCACTGTTGAGCGTATCATTAACCTGGTTGGCCTCGGCGCAACTGGTGCTATTGGTTCGGGAGCTATGGTCACCAACATCCTATCCTGAGAAGGTAGGTATACTAAGGAGGTGTTTTCATGGCTATTCTGCGTCCATTAACAAAAGCGCAATACGTTGTTTCGTTCTCTGCGCTTGGAGGACCGACTTTTACAGCGGTCTTCACTAAATTTAGCGGCATCAAAGACGCTGCCGAAGTAAGTCAGTACGCCAATGGGACGGGCAACCGTCTGTACCACGTCAGTGGTCCCCGCAAGTGCGATAATGTAACTCTGACAGCTCCGTACGATCCTACAATTTTCAAGTCTCTTGAACAATTCTGGATTGATTACAACTGTAACCCTGTAACTGTTACCATTACCCCAACCGATTGTATCGGTGATGGCGGTGCCGTAGGTGGCGGTCAATACATCTGCTATGAGTGCCAATTCATGCACATCATGACAGCTGATGTTGATCGCGACACTGGTAACGTTGCTACAATCGAAGTGGAATTCACAGTGAACTACTGGTCACGTACCTGATTCTCTGGTTTCAACTTTACACTCGACCCTGGCTTCGGCTGGGGTCTTTTTGTATCTAGGGTAAAATCATATCATCATAAAGATCTATTAGTCGTATGGCAAAAACGACATTTTCGAGTGGCGTCATAGTCACGAGTCAGTGGTTAAACGGTGCTCAACAAATATATTTCGACGGTCAAGATTTAGACTGGCACTATCCCCCCCTCGGTCTTAGCTCATTTGTAGTTTCCGGTCCTAATGGACTGGACTCAAGGTATGTCACCCTAGGTACAGAACAGCCAGTTGTTGTCGGGGGTATTTATCAGTCTGGAACCCCTATCAGCGGGAGCAAAATTGTCACCGGACCTTGGGGATTTGGGTATGACCCGTTGCTACTGGGCAACCCAGCTAACACCCTAGCGAATGCACCTAAGAGTTTTACAACCAACGGTAAATTTGATTATGCTGGCGGCGCTCCTTCTCCAACAACAGCTCAAAAATGGGCAGCGTTGGATCCGGAAGATTTGATTACGAAAAAAGCAGCTGGGGATTGGATAGATTATATTCTCGATACTCTGTACATTGACAACGGCATATACGACTCATTTAGCAGCCCTGGCTGCAACAACTACGCAGGCGGTAACACAACTGTCTGCCCGGATTAAGAGGTTCCCACATGGCTCGTTATGCGCCTTTACCTTCAGTTTCGATAGACCCTCGGAATGAAGCTCAGATA